TTCAGATTAGCCCCACATACGGCAGCCCATCTGCGGACGGATCGTGTTGTAGCCATACAGAACGTCAACACGGCACGGCATACGGTCGTTGTTGATGTCGTACTGGCGAACCACCCGCAGGCTGATGCCGTTGTGAACGGCACGGCTGGCCATGTCCACGCCTTGCGGCAGCAGCAGGTCAGCGGTGGCGAACGCGATGGCGTCACGATGGTAGGCGAGGTTCTGAGCGTAGGTGCCGCCAGAAGCGCCGATGAAGGTCACAGCCTTGCTGCTGCCAGGCAGGCTCACGACGGTAGCCAGAGCGCTGGAGGACGAGTACATCGGAGCCACGGTGATGTTACCTTCACCAGACGAACCCAGAGTCACGTCAGCCAGAGCGACGAACTGGAACAGCGAACCGGTGGACTCGCGGGTCTGCGGGTTGGCGGCAAAGCAGCCATCCACGGTGAACACGTCGCCAGCTTTCACGGTGGTGTTGTTACCAGCGCCAGTGATGGCGATGGTGGTTGCACCCTCAGTGGTCACGGCGGCAGATGTCGAGCCGGTAGCGGCGGCACGGGTGCCGACGGTGAACGACTTGATCGACTGGCTCATGTTCACTTCCTCGTAACCCAGCACATTCTCACCCATCATGCCGTTCTTGAACTGGCGGGAGATCACGTCGGTGGGGTTGAAGAAGCCGGACAAGCCGTTCACCAGCGCAGCGTTGGCGGCGGGGTTCACAGTCAGGTAGCGCGGCGACATGGTGGCGGCGTTTTCGTTCAGCTTCTGCTGGGCTTGCAGCATCACTAGCGCGGTGCTGGGGGCAGTGCCGGGGGTACCAACAGAGTTACCGAACTGCTTGAATGCGTTGGCAACGTCAGCGTCCACGGTGGATGCCAACTGACTGATGCGAGGCTTCAGAACACGCTCAGCGAAGTCGTCCAACTGCATGGTCAGTTCGGCAGAGGTGAAGTTGATGCCAACGTGCTTCTGCGATGCCACGGTCAGGGTGGTGTACTGTTCGTTGTCGTCCTGAGCTTGCAGGGCGGCACCGTCAGTCACCAGAGCGCGGTCGGGCAGGCGGATACGCAGGGTCGAACCGATCTTTGCGCCTTCGACAGCAAAGCTGTCATCGTACTGGCGGTTCACGTTGCGGGTGATCACGAGGTTGTTCTCCAGAATCTCCAGAGATTTGCGCGTGATCATGTCAATGGTAAGAAGGCTGTTTGCCATGACTCAAGTCCTAAATTAACGGTTGCGGAGTGCCCGAGCCTTGGCAATTTGTCGTTGACGCTCGGCGGCGATCCACTCCGATGTACTCATGGTCTGGGTAGACCGAGGATCGGTGGTATCAGTGATACCCGGGTTCACAGCGCGAGCAGTCACCGGGGAAATCGGCGCCGGCGCAGACGTTGTTTTCTTTTGGGGAGGTTCGGTGCCAAGTTTGACTTCGATCTTCCCAATTTCACGCGCTTGTAGGAGCGGCGACAGACGCGAGATGCGATCAGCTTCTTTCGGGTTACTGCCCAGCCAGTAGGCCAGATCAGGCCCGATGTCGGACGCTTTGATTACCCCTGCCATTACATCGGTGACTCGGATGTTCGGGTTGTAAGCGACCTGTTCAAAGTCGGCGTACTTGACCCGAGCGTCTTCCTCACGCTCTGCGTAGGCGTCCTCAATCTGAGCGCGTTGCTTTTGAATTTCTCGCTGTGCGATCAGTTCTTCGGCCTTACGGACAGCCAATGCTTCCGCATATGCTTCCGTGGTTTCAAACTGATCAGCAGGCGGTAACTCTGCTGGCACCGACTGCCGCGCTTGCATCTCTGCTTGCTTGGCTTGCTGCTCACGTTCCCACTTACGTTGCTCTCTTGCGAGGCGCTTGCCGATCATCGCATCGAGTTCGGCCTGAGTGAATTTCTTCTCTTCGGCTATCTGCCCTTGCTGATTCTCAGCGGCTTCCGGCGCGTTTTGTGCCTGACCCGTGGTGGCCGTCACCTCGGTGGCTGGCGCGGAGTCTACTTCCGCTAGGTGTTGGACTTCATCAGTCATTTCATGTTCCAGAGGAACCCCGGTGAACCCCGCCGGTAATAATGGTTTTGAACATCACCGATAGTAACTGATATTCAGTTTTGCACCGGATGCTTGTTCAATGAAACGGATTTTGCTCAAGTCGCCGTCATATTGCAAGGGGATGCCCACAGCAAGCGGCATACCGACAGAAGCGGTCGGCGCAACGCCATCATCGCGCCAGCGAACGCCCTGGGATTCAGCAACGATCAAGGCAAATGCGGGAGGGCAATTAAGACCATTGGCGTCGGTTGTTGGCAGTGTCAGACCAGCCGACGTGCCCAAGCTGATGATCTGCTGGTAACCGAGGCACGACGTAACGACTTTGAGGAGGTTGTTCGCCATTTTAAAATCTCCGTGGCGTGGTGAATGAACGAAGGGCGTATGCTACTTCGGTTACGGTTTGTGGGGTCGCGCTGAAATTCCAGTTCAGATTGTTCCCAGCATCAACGTTGCCCGCACTCGTCAGCGAGTTCCAGATTGCACCGCCCGTAGCGTTAATGTCCTGGATGGTGCAAAAACTGACGTTGACCGTACCAGACGCATCGGTCAGAGTTGCGCGGGCGCCGACCGTCGAACTGTTGAGCGTGATCTGGTTGCCGCTGGTTCCCGAGACACTGAACGCGCTAACCGTGGTTATTGTGCTGGCCGGAAACGTAATCGTTGCAGGCTGCACAGTGTTGGCGATGTTGGCGAAGGTGTTTGCTCCGCTAATGGCCAACGCGCCAGCGCCGCCTTGGGCCAGAGTCCCAAACGACTTACCACCTCCAGCGAATGTCTTAGCGCTGGCGCTGGTCATAGTGATGGTGGATGCGCCGGCGTTGACCGTCACATTCGCAGCGTCAGTGGAGGTGTTCCATGCAACACCGCTACCCGTGACTGTCCAAACACTGCTGCCCGTTGTCATCGTTTTTGCGCCGCCAGCCGCTGTGGCGAACGTGTTGATTGACACCGCTTGGCCGTTGGAGTCAATCGTTCCGTTTGTCAGCGTCATCGTGCGCGCGGAGCCAACAGTAAAAGAATCAGCGAACCGCCAAGACCCGCCGACACCGTTGAAGTTGACATTGCAGTTGAGGGTCTTGCCTGCGCAAGTGATGACGCGAGGGGTGGCGCTTGTGGATGCGAACGTGGTGGTGTTTGCGCCATCGGTCAACGTCATGCCAGACGATAGCGTCAAATTGCCGTAGATCGTTTGTGCTGCGCCATTGCCAATCGGGTACGTTCCAGTGAACCCTGAAAACACCAGGTTGTTATATCTTGTGTTGGGGGCATTGCTGAACGAATCACCGCCTCCGATAACCGTGGCGTTCAAGCCGTTGGCTTCCGTATTTCCAGCAGTGCTGGCATGGTAAATCAATCGGCTACCAGTCGAACCTGAATAAGTGAAATCAACCGCATAGGCTCCGACGAGGGTTAAATTCGTCAAGTCTCGGAAGTCCCAAGCGACAACACCAGCAGACCCCCCACCAGTGGCCACAAACTTGCCACCACCGAAAGAAATTGACCGGGTGTTGGTGTTGTTGCTCCAGATTCTTGCCGCCGTCCAAGTGAACCCGTTAAGCGCCAAAGAGCCTGTGGTGAATGTCACAAGCCCGGCAAACGTGGGCGACCCGGACAACGACAGCGCGATGTCTGCTTTGTTGATGGTAGCGTTCGTGCAAGCCGCTGTCGCTGCCACAGTGACTCGGGCAGCGGTTCCGCTCCCAGAGTCAAAGTTCACGGTGTCCGTACTGTTAGGGATACCCGCACCACCGGCCCCACCCGATGACGCCGACCAGTTTGCGGAACTCGCGTTGTCCCAAGTTCCGTTACCGCCAACCCAATAGTATGTAGCCATCAGAATACCGCCCTAGAGATTTCGTAGGCGTACACAACACCACCCAAGACCCGGACATTCAAAAGAATTTGACCGCCCCCAGTGAAGTCTGCGCCGCCAGCCAGCACCATGTAAGGGCCGTTCTGCAAGGTCACGTTTGCGTTGCATGTGATCAAGACAATACGTCCGCTGACACCGTTGATGCTCAACTGCGTGACATTCGTTGCGACGGTGGGGGCAAAGTCAACAAATGACGCAGCGCCCATTGCCAGAACACCGGCGGCAACAGCCGACTCATTGATTACCCCACCATTCCCTAATGAAATCCCGATGTTGGAATACAACGGGAACTCGTTTAGAGAATCGGTCAGCGGAACAATGCCCGTGTTTACGCCCGTGGTAAGGTCATTGATTTTCAGTGTACTCGTGCCAGCCCATGCTCTACGAGGGCGAAAGATATTGCCTTGAACGGTAGCTGTTGGGTTAGAGCCAGTCAGCCTGACACCGTTAATGTTCGCCGCTGATGCGCTGTTGTTGTAGATGAAATTGTCGCGCACAACCTTCGACCGACCATTCGCATCGCCATCGGTGTAAAGATCGATACCGATTGTGCCAGCATGGCTCAGTTGCATCTCATTGGCAAAATACACGTTGCCATACGTAGCATCTGTGCTGCGAATACCGGTGGCAAAACAAGTGGTCGATGTACCGAAAAAGAACGAATTGCTGACAGTGGTTGACGTGCCTCTGTCATAAACAACTGTGTTCTCAACGCCTTCAAAGTAACAATCGTTGATGATTGTCTTGCGAACGCCTGTGCCAACAACGATGCCATTCGTCACAGTAGAACATTCGCACTGCTCCAGCAAAGTTGACAAACTACTTGGGGCAGGGGGTGCGCCAGCCCCACCAATGACAAAACCTGTAGCGAACCCTCGGGTAGTTACGTGCTCAAAACGCAATAGTCCGCCGGATAAGGTAGAGGTTGCGCTAACGCTTACCGCCGTTCCAGTTCTAATAGTGCCAGGAAGAGCAACCAAATCGTCATTCATCACATAACAGTTGCGAATTGTTGCCGCATAGCCATGTTCGATATAAATCCCGTCTCCTGACCCTTTTTGGCGAATTTCACATTCTTCAATAGTAGAATAGTCGCCAGAAAAACGATCTAGCGACATAACAGGGTTGCTACTGTCACCTTGAAAACGTATGTTGCGAATGCGGTAAGTATTACTTGCTGCGGCTGATGGGCCAAGCGTATTGTCAAACCTGAATGTGGGGGCAGTGTCGGGCGAAGTAATTCTGGTTCCATTAATGGACGGGTTATCAAGAAAACCCGATGCCGCGCCGTCCCCATAAATGATGAAAACATCGCCGCGATATTCGCCAACACTGGAGGGAGGAATTGTGATTTTTGCTTTGTAATCTCCAGCAGGGACGTAAACAGATTTACCCGTCGTCCATGCTTCTGCGATTGCATTGGCAAAAGCTGCTGTGTCATTCGTGACGCCATCGCCTACAGCGCCAAAATCCAACACACTCAAGCTCTCTCGCAGCTTTACCTGGACCGTAGTGGCAGCCGTGCCTGTCCCTGACTGCAAAAAGCCGATAAGTGATGAACCATTGGGCTGTGCTAACCGAACAAAAACGTCATCGTAAATACCACTGCCGTTACCCGTGATATTGTCGTATGTGGCAATCGTCACATCCGATGAATTTTTCAGTACAAATTTGTAGCTAACCGCGTCAGTAAGCCAAATCTCGCCCCCATTTGACACGCGCCCCGCCGAATCAAGAACGATAGGGTTTGCGTGGGCCACATTGCCCGCGTTAGTGGTGTACGTGGTTTGCTGCGTAGTAGTACCGGATGCGTAGCTGTACAACTTGCCGCCGGTCAATGGGGTACCGTTGCTATCAAAAAATTGAGCGCCCGCCCCTGCCAACATGGAAAGATTGACCGTCATTTCGGCTCCTTATGCGAGGAAATTTAGCTTGGGGGAGGAGCCGGAATGCCGCGCCAAGAACAACGCGCCCACGAAATCAGCGCATCCCATTCATCTCTCCTTGGTCGGGTGCTTCCATTGCTTCCATTTGTGGAGTCTCGCGCACACCATGCGTGCCGGCCACCAGATCGCCAGTGTCCACCGCAGCCGCAATGGTACCCATCACAATATCCTGAATCTGCTCGGGGGTCATGCTGGCCTGCATAGCACTGATGCGCTGGGTCTCGGCGCTGTACGCCTTGACCTCGGCCTCGAACTCCTTGATGGCAAGTTCTTTGGCTTCCATGCTCTGCTGCACGTTCTCCAGCATGGCTTGCATGACCTGCATCTGCTGAGCCATCTGCTCCATTTGCTGATTCGCTGCCACCAGAGCCGGGTTGTCCTCGTCGGCCAACACCTTGGGGTCAAGGGTCTTCTGAAACCGCTTGGCGAGTTCTTGGGCACCAGGCCAATCCATGTTCTTGACGAATAGGTCACCGGCCACGCTCCACAGTTGCGGGTTACCTTGCAGCAGTTGGGCCATCGACTCAAGGGCTTCCTGACGCTTAGTGGCGTAGCCGGGGCCGGTGACAACGCGCACGTCGTACTTGCCGACAGCCGGGTTGTAGATTTTGTCGATCACGACGCCTTCTTGGTTCACGATCTTCTTGACCGGTTCCTGCTGCATCGGGTTCATTTTGACGGTCGATGGTCCGCCGTCTTCGCCAATGATACGAGCGATCCGCTCGGTATCGTAAATCTTGGGGATCAGATCCACCAACTGACGACCCACATGGCGAATAGCACGAGCCAGATTATCCACATAGTGATAGGTTCCCACGTCGCCCTCACGCTGACGCGCAAGGATTGCCTTACCAGAACGCTCATTGCTGGTCATGCCCAGCGAAGCGTTGTACTGACCAGTAGCTGACTTGATGTCCTCAGATGCCCCCGCCTTAGCTTGCAAAAGGCCGCTGGACGCCATCGGAGGCTGGGCCCGCTGGGGTAGGGGCAAGACGCTACCTTGACCATCCGTAACGTCCGGGTTTACCTCCAAATACGGCCAGTTCTGGGTGTTGGCAGTCTTCCATTGGGTTTCATACCCCTCGAACTGGCCGCCGTAGCCGATGAACGGGGCTTTGGGGGCCAGCGCCAGCATCTCGGCTTCCTGCGATACCCAGTAGTTGTACATGCGCTGGGCGTCCTTGGCGTTGCGCACCAACCCCGACACGTACAGGCGACCATCGACCTCGAACTCATTACCGACCACACGCACCACGGGGATGTACTGACCAGCCCACTCGCGTTCTTCAAGAATCTCGTAGCCGTTGGTCTTACACCACTTGACTTTCTTGCGGTCGGACTGACGCTGGCGCAGGGGTTTGATGAACATCATCCGAAGCTGCTTGTCTTCGGGAGTGCCGTCAAACGCAGTCACGTTACCGGGGTATAGGTTCAGCGTGGCCTTGTCGTGGTCAATGTAGAAGTATTCGGCGATCCGAACCGTATTTTCGCTAATCCAGTTGCTGATTGACTGATCGCCCACGCCAAGCGACATCAGGGTCGTGATGGGCGCAGCGTCCGGGTACACCCGCTCGTACTCAGCCTTGGTCATGTCCTCAGTGATGAAGCACCAGCGGGCATCGGCACCGGTGGGGTCTTGAATCAGCGGGTCCATGTAAACCGAGAAGCTGTTGCGGATGCGCCCGATCTTGATGTCCTGATCGAACGTGGCCTCGTCGCAATACTCGGTCAGCAGACGGACGTAGCCTTCACCGTAGGAGACCTGGTTCTCACAGGCAGTGTCATAGGCCACGTCTGCGTCGGAGATGTACTCAATGTGGCGGATCACACCGCTGTAGACCTCGGCCACCTCGACATCGCCTTCGTCATCAGCCGGGATCACCTTGATACTGGGGCGGTTCATCCGCTGCTCGTTGGTGATCTGCTTGACGTGCTGTGGTAGCTTGTTAATGGTCAGCGTGGGGCGGGCGTTGATGGTCTGACCTTGAACCGCGCTACGAGTCTGGAGCACGTCAGCGGGCCACTGCCACTGGTTGTCCGGGGAGCCTGCGTAGAAGCGCAGGTCATCGAGTTCGCTCTCGCGGGTCTCAGACATGGCCGAGATCGCCATTGTCATGCGAGACCGGGCGATGGCCAGAATGTCCTCGGAACCGCCTTTTGACGGATACGGGCCGTTTTTTGCCACATTCGCTGCGGCCACGATTCCGATGTTGTCTTTCATGCGTCAAATACTCCGAGGGTGTGGGCCTCCCGCATCACGAGCAGGTGTTCACCCTGCCATTGCAAGTCTTGACCGATGGAATCACCAAACAGCACCCGATCACCGACTTTAACATCTGTGGCGTCAGGGCCAACAGAAATCACGGTGCCCGTACCCGTCTGTTTCTGTCGCAGCAGCACGAAAAGCTCGTGTTTTTCAAGGTCAGGTCGGACGATCAAACAGTCTTGGGGTGCTTGCAAAATCATTTCGTTCCTTTCGGGTAGGGATCTTGGCCAGCTTCGATACAGACAACCACGCGGCGCAGCTCAGCGGTTTGGGCGGCTCGGGCAGCGTCCCAAGCGACCTCGTAGGCGGTTTGGGCGTCGGCGGTTTGGGCGGCGACGTAGGCGGAGGCGTTGGCGGTGTCGTAGGCGACGTTGGCGACGTTGGCGGTGTCGTGGTCGGCGACGTAGGCGGCGGCGTTGGCGGCATGGGCAGCGGCGTTGGCAGCGGCGGCGTGGGCGGCGGCGACGGCGGTTTCGTGGGCGACGCAGTAGGCGACATGGGAGGCAGCGTATGCGGCGTCGGCGGCGGCGTCGGCGGCGGCGGCGTAGGCGGCGTCGCGGGCCGCATCAAGCTCATCTATCGTCGCCTCGCCATTGGCGAAGCGCTCGGCCACGTCCAGCGCCTCGATGCATCGCTGGTCAGGCATGAGGTGCTGCACCTGGCGGATGGACCACACGGCGAAAAGTCGCTTCTCGCGATCGTAGCCATCCACGGCGCGTAAACACCAGATTGTGTCTCGCACGCCGTTGCTGTCTAGAACAACCTCCAGGCTCAGCGGTTCGTCATCAGCCTTGGTCTTTCCCAAGTGGCGCCGCAGCTTCTGCCATCCGTCAGGGCAGGGGCTTTCTTTACGAATCTTCGCTAGCGTTGTTTTCATTTCGTGACTTTCGGGTAGGGGTCTTGTCCGGCGTCGATACAGGCGATCACGCGGCTAAGCTCAGCGGCTTGTGCTGCTCGGGCGGCGGCGAAGATCACTTTGTAGTCGCTACCGCGTTCGTCTGCGGCGAAGATCACTCTGTAGTCGGATGCTGCGGCGGCGGCGGATGCGGCGGCGTGGGCGGCGGTTTGGGTGTCGTAGGCGACGTAGGCGGCGGCGGTTTGGGTGTCGTAGACGGCGTGGGCGGCGGCGTT